TCCATCTTTTCTTGGTTGTCCTATATGTATAGTAGCCAGTATAGCACGAATCTCCCTAACCATGCTTTCTGAATAATAAGATCTTATTTGCCAACCTCTTTGTCCATTTAATCTTGCTCCAATTGGTGGCGGAATCATTCCATTTTTAATTAACTTTGGCATATATTTTCTATGACGATTAATTAATTTAGCAGTCTCTGCAACAGTGTATGCACGTTCTCTATTTTTTCTAAAATCAGAACGTAAACAAGTTTCAATTCTATCTTTAGTAATATTATAAACAGAAACCATTCCAGTAGATCTTGAACTATGGTGTAGCCTTACCAAATCTCCATTAAGAAACCATATCTTTTTATTACCCTTTATTACAGTTTCGTTATTGTAAATTTCGCCCTGAATAATTCCTTTGCTAGTAACCATTTTCCTTCTTCGCTTTCTGTTGGCGGATGATAAAATTGCCTTTCTCCACATACTAAGCAGTACGTCTCTAAATGTTGGGTACTACTGTATTGTCTGTCAACAAATACTCTACCCTTGCATTTTTTGCAAGAAATCATTAATTTTTACCTCTAGTTTGGAATACCAATAATTATTAAATGTACTGCTAAAGATAAGTCACCAGAAGTACCAAACCTTACAATACCTTCAACCCTTGTTTCTGTAACGCTCTTTAAAATAACATTTACGTTTTGTCCTGCTGGAGTTTGTCCAGTATTAACTGGAGTTGCTGATACTATTGGTGGGTATTTAAAGTCTTGAAAATCATAAGTAAATGTTTTTTCGTTACCCGCCGAAACTGTTGAGTTATTTGCTACTTCAACCAAGCCACCTATAACTCTGGTGTTAGAGGTTTGAACTGGAACTTTACCTGCAGAGGCGGTATCAATTATAGTTTTACTAGTTTGCTTTGAAGCAACATTAGTAGAAAGATCATTAACTGCTTCAACTAATTGATATAAATATGTGACATCAAGTGGTTGACCTCGTTCTGGTAGTGGTACTTTTGCCATTATTTCCTCCTATTAAAGTATATCATTAAACGGTATGTGGACCATCTTCATAAACTAATAAAAATTCAGAGTCTCTTGTGATTGGAATACCCTTTAAGTATATTTCTGCATTAAGTCTATTTGGTGGTGAACCTTGTACAGTTCCATTTATTGTATATGTGTTGGGAATTGGGAAAGAAATATTTCCACCATCAATTCTTTGCTTATATATCCAATCTCCATTATCACTTCTATGCCACTTAAGCCATATATCAAACTCATGGGCTTTTCTTATTTCATTACCATCTATTTGTATTGAAACTGAGTCCCAAGCAAGCGAAGCAACATCTCCAGCCTTGTTAAACGCTATTGAACCAGGAACATAAGTATAATTTGGTTGAATAATAGATATTGGAGACCACTGTGATGTACGGTTTTTATCTTCTGAAACAACTCTATATCTTAATATATAACCTTCTTCATTTATATCTATAGAAGGAAGGTCTTGTTGTTTTATTCTTATTTTTTTTATTCCTTGGTCTGGCATTATGATATTACTCCGCCAGAAACATCTACTGAAAATCTAAACTCAATATAATTACTAGTATTAGAACTCTTTACAATTGTTGATGCATCTTGAGTTTGAATAACTGAATATCCTGTTAATCCATAGAGTGGATTTAGTGTAGAAACATTTTCTAATCTCATTGCATCTAGTGCTACATAATAATTGCTAGATGGAACTCCAGCATCAATAACGCAAGCGTATATTTTAACTACTGTAACAGCATTCCATGTAAAGTTTGCACTAGTATATAATTCTTGAAGTTGTTTTGTTACAACAAAATATCTTTCAGTAGAAAAATCGTAGGCTCCTCCACTACTATCATCAATAACTTCTGCTTCAAATCTTGCGTATTCTGCGGTTTCTGTTTCTGTTGATGCAAACTCTACCATTATTCTAACATTTTCTGGTGTTGCTCCAGCGTTTCCATCTTTGTTTATTAACGAAAATGCTAAACGTAATTCATCTGTTGGAGAGTTTCTTGTAAAATCAACGCTGGCACCAGTTAAGTGAATATGATTTGATCCAGCCTCTATTACAAAATGATCTTGTGCTGCACCACTTTCTTCATTAATTGTTATGTCAGCGTCATCACCTTGAATTAATATTATGTTATTTAAAAATCTTGGTCTTTCATATCTTTCAGGTCTTGGAGATTTAAAAAATATTGGATTATCCGCATTTGTTTGAAATACTGGATCTGTAATTGCAATAACATTATCATATAACGGTTCATCTAATGCAGCAGAAAATGTATCAATGGCTACTGCTGCTTCTGCTGTATGATGTTGCCAATTTTCTGTTTGCGTAAATGCAAAAACAGTTTTACTATCATATGCGCCAGCAGATGGATTTGATCCTGCAGAATATATTCCAACTTCTGATATTTCATATCTTTCTTCCGTTGGTAATTCTGCTGTTAAAACTATTTTATCTAAACCATTTTCATTTACAAAGCCTCTTGATGAAATTGGAACACGAAACATTTCAAAATCTAAGTTTATTTTTGCAGAGTAATCTCCTATTGGATCTCCAGTTGTAAGCGGGGTAGCACCACAACCAACAGCAATATATGAGGCATAGGCTGGCGCTTGTCCAAGCAGGTATTTAGCAATAATAGATTTACCAGTATTAGTAATCATGAAATATTTTCTCCAAGATCTATATTATATATTGTACCACCTAGGGTAATTTGTGTCTCAATTTGTTCATCATTGTTTATATTAACAAACTCAATAATTAAATCACCAGTATCTTCATCAAAATAAAGGTTTTCTCCATTTGTTCCATTTCCTTCGTATGGGATCTTGTCTTCTAGTTTAATAGAAAATCCAGCAAAGTATTTATCTGCGGTTTGCTGAAGGCTTAGAATATTATTTGGATTATACCGTTGCTGAATTATAGATAAATTTTTAATTGGTTGATAAGATATTTTTTGACCATTAACAATATCAGATCTTGTAATATTAATTAATTCTTGTCCACCTATATTTTCAAATATTAAATCAAACATTCCATCTACAGGAACGGACTCATCATCAAATAAAATAATATCAAGGGTTGCTGTTTTTACTGGTTCTGGTGCAGCAAAACTTCTTAAAGCAAATGATTCTGGTTCTGGCGCCATAGGCGTTGCTGTAATGTTTACAGATGGTGGGGCTTCTGCCTTTATAACTCCAGAGTCTAAAGATCTTCCAAAATGTTTTCTTTCTTTGTCTTCTAACATTGCAAGCATTGCCATAGTATTTATGTGGCCATTTTCTAGCGTTACTTTTGCTCTTTCGTTTGCTGTTAATTGTTGATATGCAGGAACATCGTTAAAATATCCTTGAGCATTTACTCCGCCTCTACGTTCTACCTCTGCTGCTCCAACTATTGAAATTGCTTCTGCCGTTTTAGCAGCATCTATTTCATTACTAACAACATCTCCAGAACTTGCTTTAGGCATATATAAACTATCAAAAGCACCCATGTTACACCTCTGCCAAATAAAGTATCATGTCTGGTCCAGTAAGTCTTCTAGCATATTCAATATTATATACTACAAATCTTTTAGTATCTGATGTAACTAAATCTAAATTGTTAGAGTTTTTATAATTAACTTTTACAATATCTCCAAGTTGAATTGTTGGTGTTGCAAAAACTTTAATTCCTATTGATTTTTTAGGAACCATTAATTTGTTAATTAGCCAACCCATTAGGCTTTCTGCATCATCTTGAGTTTGTATATATGGAGTATCTAATGTAAATTCATTATTTCCATATATCATTCTGCTTCTTTTAATATTGTCATATTTTTCTTTTTCAATAAGTGGAGAAATAATCTGAGAAGATGCAGTTAATTCTGGATCAGCAAAGTTACTTCGTTTTTTAAAATATTCGTCAACAGTTAATTCATGTGTTGTATCTTGGGTAAATGTAATACCTTGAATTCTTAAATAATTTCCAGTAGTTTCATCAAGGTTTAAGGCTGTATCTGTAGCATTAAATATTAAAAATTCTGCGCCATATGAGTCAGCATAAAATCCAGATGTTACATAATTTTTTATTTCATTAAATGTTGGTGATAGTTGAGCATAAAGTGCTGGATAGGCACGATCATATTTAATGTCAAAATAAGAACATTCTCTCATGATTGAACCAAATTCTTCAAAATACATATTATATTTTGGTGGTTGTTGAGCACTAATTCCAGACAAATAAGTTGATTGAATAATTCCATTCATTGCATATTTTCTAATTGATTCATTAGCAGTTATTTCTTTATCACCAAAGGCAGATGACAAAGTTTCTCCAACTGTAAAGACGGTATTTTGAGAATAATTTTCCGATAGTGCATAAATATTTTCAAACAT